ACAGACAAAACAGGCGTATCACAAGAAGAAATCGATAAGGCAAAGGAATGGTTCTAAAGCAACGTGATATTTAATTTTTCGTCATTTAGCCAAGTATTTTTACCTTTCATTATTTTAACATCACCAGAATTAGATCGAAGAGCATTCATTAATTGATTTTTTGGGTATTGCTCATTTTCAATTAAAAATAGATCCAAATATCCTTTAAAAATTATTCTGTTGTTTTTCTTTATCTTAACCTTTTTAGTTTTAACACTAGTTAAAAACTCATTTTTTGAATATTCTTCTTTAGTAACTACTATTTTTTCATCAGTTCTCATATCTTTAGCAAAGACAGTATCTTTAGTATTAAACGATTCTCTGTGTATTTGTCCGTCTCTCCAATCAGAATTATTTTTAAGAAATTCATTTTTTTCTTCTTCAGATCTAAAATTCTTTTGATTGACATCATTTGTCACAATATATAATTTGAAATCAGATTGTCTTCCTTTCCTTTCCCATCCATCCGAAATGTATGAATCCAGCTCAAAATCAAATATCCATTTAAATTGTTCATTTTTAAATACTGATATTTTATTTCTAACGCCATTTTTCGTCCTACCTGGTTTAAAAGTTTCATGGTTGTGTAAATCATCTCGTTTAATTTTTTTATCGATTTTACCATCAGTAATCCAAATATCATTTTTATTTTTTGAGTAGCCTACACGCCAATCACCATTATTTGAAATAAATTCATCTATATTATGTAGAGGAATCAATTTGTCTTCAACCCCATTTGTAACGTATTTTTTTAACCAGCCAAGGCTGTGTATGTCAGATTTAAATTCAGATTTTGGAATAAACAAATTACTAATGCCATCATTCACTTCTATGTGTTTTTCGCAACGACCATAAGTCCATTTACCTGTGTTTACAAGCTCTTCTGCTATATTTTTAGAAACTAGTCTATTATTTTTAGAATCTGTGATCCATTTTTTGTTGTAATTATTTCCATGTATTGTGTCAAGATTGAAATATGATTGTATATCTTCTTCAATAATATAAAATTCTGGCTCATTTCTATATCTACCAAGAATATTTTTATTGTAATATAATTTTTTGTTATTTTCATCTATATGTAATACATTTCTTTCAATTTGCTCTTTAGCTTCTAAATAGCCAGCATCACCTTTTGTTCTACAAAGATGAAGTATAGTTCTTTTAAAATTTTCTTTACCATATTTTTTAATATCTTCTTGCAACCAATCCGAAGAACCATAATAATCCCACCAATCAGATTCCACAATTATTCGTTTACCTTTAAATTTCGATTTATTATAAAATGTCTTTTTACCAATATAATATATAGGTGATTCATCGTCTTCGAGAATGTTCAATCTTTCAATGATGTATACAAATGAATCAAATTCTTCTATAACGTTATCAAATAATTGATTTTGAAAATACCACATATGCAACCTTTTTTATTATATTTATAATGAGAATGTATGGGAAGGTAAAATTTGGAATAATACTGGTCGGTATAGACAACCTGAAAGTGTACAACATAGAATTGAAATGCTTGAGGAATTGATTGCTTATTATAAAAAGGGTACATACGACATTATTCACCATACGGAAAAACCTAAAGAAAATAAAGTTAGTAAACGTAATTACAATAAATTGAAAAAAGAATACACAGGGAAAAAGAAATTCCCTGAATATCCTAAAAGTGGAAAACTTACATTAGGTTTGCAAGTTCTATTTGAAGAGTATGGCATTGCGCCATACAATTAGTCTTCAGTAGTTTCGTCAGACTCTTCTTCTGCTGTTTCTTCTTCAGTTTCAGCAGTTTCTTCTTCAGTATATTCTACTTCAGTTTCTTCAGTTTTTTCAGCTTCTACTTCTTGCTTTAAGAAATCTCTAAAATTATCAGCCATTTTTCTCTCCTTATTTAGATTTATTTATTACCATTCACCAAGGTCTTCACCTTGCTTATCTGATTTCATGATTTTATGTAATTGGCAATCTTTCTCGATGAATGATTTGAAATAAACATCGCAACTGATTGCATCACCAACTAATTCAACATCCATATCATATTTGAAACAAAAATCATATATGATGTCAATTAGCGATAATTCTGGTTGACTTTTTTTAATTGTCGTAATATGTTGCATTACCTCATTTACTAAAAATGGATATTCTTCTTCTGTATATGCAGTTAAATTCATTTTAATCCCTTGTTCTCATAACACTAACTTTTCCTCTAAGCAGTGGACTTAAACCATTATATTCTTCCATAGTGATTGTATAGTCTTTTGGATAATAGATATTTAAACGATCAACTCGTTCAATTTCATCTTTAAGTTTTGTAATCTCATCAACAAGATCAACTTTGATCTTTTTAAGTATGATTGTTTCAATAATTAATGTATCATCAACCTCAACCGGTTTATTACTACGATCATCCCAAATATGTTCATAACCACCTTTTGGTTGCCTATTATGATCCATTGTTTCCATAGCAATATGTTTACGTAGATTCTCAAGATCTTTCTTTTTGCTATTAATAATGAACAAAATGCTGTTATGAATGATTTGCGAAATATAAGCAAAAGCATTAACTGATAAACCTGTTCTTTCAGAAATCATCTTATGATTAAAGTTATGTAGATATTTTAGAATCTTGTAAACCGCGTCAGAATAAAAATCGTCCTTGTAAGTATATCCAGAAAATTGTGGTTTCTTAAGAATGTTTTTAATCATTAATAGAATGATTACACCAAAACGTTCATAAGACTTTTTATCTATGCATGCGCCTTCAGAAAGTACAATAATCTTTTCTTTCAACTTAGCCTTTAATAAATTCCTTTTAGCTGGAACTGCATATTTTTTATTATTAATAGCAGTATGCCACTTAATGTATTTATTGATCTTAGTATTATTAGTTTCAACGCCTAGATCTAAACGGCTATTTTTAATACGAATAAGGAGGGACTTCAGTTCTAACTCACTTGTATAATTGTGTTTTTGTTTCTTTTTCTTTACTGGGTTAGCTTCCATTTAAGTACCTTTTTATTTTTTGATATAAATATTATAACAAATAACAATTTAAAAAATTGAGGAAAAACAATGAATTATAATAATTTAGCGCAAAAGACCAACTATATTGCTGGTTCAGATAAACTGGAATTACTTCCATTTTACTTGACAACTGTCAACTTACCAGGTATTAACTTAAGCCACCCTGAAATTGGTGGTAGAGCTGGTAAACTTAACGTAACAGGTGACACGTTAACATATAATTCACTATCATTCGAAATGTTAGTTGATGAAGATTTCAATATCTATCACGAATTTATGGATAAGATATTTCAAAACATCGATACTGAAGAAGGTACCTTTGAAAATGTTGAATTTGACTTCTGGGTAGAAGTTAACAATAACAAAGGTAACAAACTATTTAAGATCGAGTATTATAATTGCCGTATTGAATCTATTGGTGATGTACTTCTAGATTCTCAAGATGACATTACAGAATATACGATGTCAGTTGAAGTAAAATACGACTATTATAAAGTCATCAAAGGCGATGAATCAATACCTACGCTAGCAGTTTAACTAGTTCTTCAACATCATCATCAATATCTCTATATCCGGTATTGTCGATGGTGTGCATGAACTCAAAATCATTTAATTCGTTTTCAGACCTATGATTATCAGTACAGTTTTTCTCTATCTCATCATTTCTAACTTTGATTGTGATCCCACCTTCAATAGCTTCAGTCTTAAACCTAAAATCTGGCACAATGACGAAATCAACGTCCATGTTGTTTGCAGATTTGAGTAATAAATTTACCCATACATCTTCACCAAAGTGTGTCTTCATTGCTTCAGTTCCAAAGTTTTGAAGAATAGCTCTAAAATTTGTCAAATAGTGACATTCATAATCATCGTATGTTGGTACTTGTAGACCAATAGGATAAGCTTCATTTTTGAACCTATCTAGTTCTTCGTGAGTAACATTCAACGATGTTGCTAAAATATCTTTAATAGGATCTGCAAATGACAAAATAGCAGATGTTTTCTTTGCATCATATAATTTTTCTTGTAATACTTCAGCAAAGTAATCCTTGCCAGATCTTTTCTTTCCATTGACTAAAATTA